AATATGCGCAATCATACGTTGCCATATGGTTTATTACCAAAGACACTCAGTTTTGCAAAGAATAGTGGATATGGAATTAACCTTTGCTCTACTCTTAAAAACAAAGAGGTTATAGATAAAGATGACCTTGATAAATTTGCAAATTCTCAAGAGCTAAGAGCTGGAGGAAAAAAAATTGAGCTTCGTGATTATCAGTATGACGCATTTATTCATGGAATTACTGAGGGCAGATCATTAATTGTTTCACCAACTGGTTCTGGTAAGAGTTTAATAATTTACATGTATATCAAATGGTATATAGAAAATCATGATGATAATGTTTTAATCATTGTTCCAACTACTTCATTGGTTGAACAAATGAGTAAAGACTTTGCCGATTATAGTTCACACGATGATTCGTTTGATGCTGATCTTGAAATACATAAAATATATTCCGGCAAAGAAAAAGAAAACTTTGATGCTCGTGTTATTATTTCAACATGGCAAAGCGCTATAAACCTTCGTCCTGAATGGTTCGAACAATATGGAATGATCATTGGAGACGAAGCGCACCTCTTTAAAGCCAAGAGTCTTAATAAGATTATGGGGATGTTAGTTAATGCGCCTTATAGAATTGGTACTACTGGAACTCTTGATGGAAGTCTTTGTAATGAATTGGTTTTAATTGGAAACTTTGGTCCAACGTTTAACGTAATTTCAACTAAGAAATTAATTGATTCAAAGACACTTGCTGATCTTGAGATTAAATGTATTGTATGCAACCATGATGATGCTCTAAAGAAAGCAGTTGTTAAAATGGATTATCAAAGTGAAATTGCAACAATTGTTGAACACCCAAACCGAAATAAATTTATATCAAAGTTAGCGCTTGATCAAAATGGTAATACACTTGTTCTTTTTAATCTCGTTAAGAAACATGGTAAACCTTTGTTTAAAATGATTCAAGACAGCGCAGATGATAAAGATAATATCTTTTATGTTAGTGGAGAAGTAAAAGCGGATGACAGAGAAAACATTCGAAGTATTGTTGATACTAATCCCTTAACAACTACAATGAAATTTGGTTTAAAAAAGATCACTGTCGGGCAAAACGTAAAAGTTCCATTAACAGATGGATCTGAAAAATTAGCGTGTGAAATAACAATTGATGATGATATATTAGAAAATTGGGTAATGACTCGATGGCGTGAAGCGGGAATATAAAAGTAAAAAGACTTGGATGTTCTGGTGTACCTGGGAGGGTTATAATAAGAAGGACATAGATTTTAATAATGAAGGAATGGATGATTTAGATAAGATAAGTTATTCAGAATATAGAAAAAGATTAATATTAAAAAAAGAAAACAATTTATATGAAACCAGATAAAATAACAAGCACAAGCGGAGCAATTATTGTGGCAAGTACTGGTGTGTTTTCAACAGGAATTAATATTAAGAACTTACATAATATTATATTCGCTAGTCCAACAAAATCTCAAATTAAAGTTCTTCAAAGTATTGGTCGTGGATTGAGAAAATCAGATGATGGAAGAAAAACTATTGTATTTGATATTTCTGATAACCTTAGTTGGCGTAAAAAGAAAAACTATACGTTTAAACATGCTCAGGAAAGAATCCGTATATATAATAAAGAGGGATTCAAATACAAGATCTTCGAAATACCATTAAGTTTAGATGAAATACAATAACGACATATCAAACAAACTTGATGTTAGAATCTTTACTACTATTTCTGGAAGAGTCTTAATTGGAGAACTTATTAATGTATCGGATATTGGAGTTGAATTAGAAAATGTATTTTTAATGGACCCTTCTAATCCCGAAGGGATGGTTCCCATACATCAAGATTCAATAATGAATACATCAATAATAACTTTATATGATAAGATTATTGAAACTGAAACACCAGTTAATAGTGAATCAACTTTAAGTAATTACATTCAACATTGTTTAGGTAATACTTTAATGGATATTGAATCTAACTTTCCAAAAAAAATCAATAAAAAAAATAAGGATACTAATGATGATACCTTATTTAATTGGAGGAATAGGTTTAATTGATTATTGTTTTTGTTATTCTATAGAATATTATACTATAAGATCAATAGTATGTAAATAATAAAATTCATAATAATAAAAAAGATTGATAGCATTTTGTTATATACATTAGACTAAATCTATGGTATAATATATACATATGAAGGATAAAGATAAACCTACATCAGATGAAGTAGTCAATAAGAAAGCCGTTAAGAAGAAGACGGCAAAAAAGAAAACTGCTAAGAAGAAGACTGCGAAGAAACGTGGCCCACATTATATTGATAACGCTTTATTCGGGCAAGCCGTATCTGAACATGTTAAAGGTGTTAAAGAAGATATTGAAAATGGTATAGATCCAAGAGGTATTACTGATTATGTTGGTAAATGTTTTTTGAATATTGCAGAAGGTCTTTCTCATAGTGGTAATTTTATTAACTATACATATCGAGAGGATATGGTTATGGATGCAGTTGAGAATTGTATTAAGTATGTTAATAATTATGATATTGATAAACCTACGCGAACAGGAAAGCCAAACGCGTTTAGTTACTTTACACAAATTAGTTGGTTTGCTTTTCTAAGAAGGATTGCTAAAGAAAAGAAACAAACTGAGATCAAACAAAAAATAATCAGTACATCTGCTGTTGATGTATTTGCTGACTTTAGTGGAGACTCTGCTCAAATTGGTGAAGGAGTAATTAACAGGATGAGAAATACAAACCCATTCTTTAAAGAAGAAAAGGGCCCAACTCCTGAAGAAGTTGAGTTACCTCCAAAGCGTAGAGGAAGACGTCCTGCTAAGAAAGCTAAGAACGGTCCTTTAACTGATTTTTTCGATAAGTAATATGAAGTTAGTTGTAATAACAGACACTCATGCGGGTGTTAAAAATGGTAGTGATATCTTCTTAGATTATTCTGAAAGATTTTATGATAAGGTTTTCTTTCCTTATTGTTTAGAAAATGGTATAACTAAGATACTTCATCTTGGTGATTATTTTGATCATCGAAGAGTGGTAAATTTTAAAGTTCTTAGTAGGAATAAGAAAATGTTTCTTGATAAGTTAAGAGAACATGGAATGACCATGGATCTTATTCCAGGAAACCACGACGTATTTTATAAAAATACAAATTCATTATCAAGTTGCGAAGAGATTCTTCAACATTATAAAGATGTTGTAAATCTACACATGGAACCAACCGTCGTGAGTTATGGTAGTTTGGATATTGCATTAATCCCTTGGATAAATTCTGAGAATTACGATGAAGTAACTGACTTTGTTAAAAATGTAAAAGCTCCATTCTTAGGTGGGCATTTAGAACTTCAAGGATTTGATATGATGAAAGGAGTTCAAGCTAGTTCTGGAGCTATGAAGTCTGATATCTTTTCTCGATTTGAAATTGTAATGAGCGGCCACTTTCATACAAAAAGCAATAAAGGAAATATTCATTATCTTGGAACTCCCTTTGAATTAACCTGGGCAGATTGTAATGATCCAAAGTTTTTCCATGTTATTGATACAGAGACACGTGAGCTAATGCCAATTCGTAACCCGCTTACAATTTATAATAAACTAGTATATGATGATAGTAAAGCGTCTGATGATATTATCACAGAGATTAAGTCGTGTAATTTTAGTTGTGTACCAGATTCATATGTAAAAGTAATTGTTATTAATAAGAAGAACCCGTTTCTTTTTGACAAATATATTGATGAGATAATTAATAAAGAGCCCTTTGATTTAAAGATTGTAGAAAACTTTGATGAATATCTTTCAGAAAATGTTGAAGATGAAAAGATTGAAATAACTGATACTGTCAGCTTATTGAATACATATGTTGATTCTGTTGAAACTGAATTAGACTCTGACCGAATAAAATTAAAACTGCAAGAACTTTTTGTTGAAGCTCAATCTTCAGACGCACTATAAAATATTATGATAGAATTCCATACCTTAACATATTCAAATTTTCTCTCAGTTGGAGATACACCAATCACTATTGATTTTGAAGCAACTAAATCAACATTAATTGTTGGCCATAATGGATCTGGTAAGAGTTTAATGCTAGATGCTCTTAGCTTTGCTTTGTTTGGTAAACCACACCGAGCTATTAATAAGCCTCAATTAATTAATAGTATCAATGGTAAAAAGTGTTTAGTAGAAATAACCTTTTCGGTTGGTAATAAGAATTACAAAATCGTCCGAGGACTTAAACCAAACATTTTTGAGATATGGGTTAATGGTGAAATGATTAACCAAGAATCTCATTCCCGCGATTTTCAAAAGTTACTTGAGACAAACATTCTTAAATTAAACCATAAGAGTTTTCACCAAGTTGTTGTATTAGGTAATGGCAATTTTGTTCCATTCATGCAGATGCGCCAATATGAAAGGCGCAATGTTATTGAAGATCTTTTGGATATTAGTATATTTTCTAAGATGAATACTATTCTTAAAGATAATAATGCTAAGCTGAAAGATCAAATTAAAGATAATGAATATCAGTGGAAGTTGATTAAAGAAAAGATTATTTTACAGCGTAAGCATATTGATAAGTTATCAGATATCAGTGAATCTAATCGAGTTAAATATGAATCAGAGATTGCAGATATTCAATCAGAACAAAACGTTTTAATTGAAAGTAACGAAAAAATCTTGGTTCGTTACAAAGCAGAGCATAGTGATACTGAAAAGAAGCTTAATACTTTAAATCGCAGTTTGAATAAAATGAAATCATTTGAATCTCAGATTAAAAGTAAAATGAATGCTATTGAAAAGGAAGCCGATTTTTACAAGTCTAACTCAGCTTGCCCAACATGTTCTCAAGCTATTGATATTGTTATACGTGATGAGAAACTCGAATCCTGTGGGTGTAAACAAGACGAATTGACTGAAGGTTTCGAAAAATTACAGAATAACATTAAATCTACCGGCGAACAACTACAAACCACTAATCAGGAAATGCAAGAGTTGTTTAAACTTAATAATGAAATGACTAGTAATAATGTTTTGATTAAAAACTTTTCAAAGCGGATATCTGAATTAAGTACTCAAAAGAATGAAATCGCAGATGATAATGATTTAAAGAAATCGCAGAATGAATTACTTGATATGCAAACTACTAGGGATAACCTTAGCGATTTAAAATCAAATCAAATTGAAGAAAAACATTATAATGATGTTATCGGCGAACTGCTAAAGGATACTGGTATTAAAACGAAGATCATTCGTCAATACCTTCCCCCGATGAATAAGTTAATTAATAACTATCTGCAGTTGCTTGACTTCTTTGTTAGTTTTGAATTGGATGAAAACTTCAATGAAACTATTCGAAGTCGCCATCGTGATGACTTTAGTTATGCATCATTCAGTGAAGGAGAGAAACAACGAATTGACTTAAGTCTTTTATTTGCATGGCGACAAATTGCCAAAATGAAAAACTCAGCAAATACAAACCTTCTTATATTGGACGAAGTGTTTGATGCCAGTCTTGATTTTGACGGCATTGATAATTTGTTAAAGATAATGCATTCGCTTGATGATGAAACTCGTGTTTTCGTTATTAGCCATAAGCAAGACCTCCTTGAAGGAAAATTTGATCGTAAGATTGAGTTTCAAAGACGCCAAAACTTTACAAGCATAAAATCTATCACGTAACTCGTTAATGGTTAATAGGTTGAAATGCATAAAACGTGATAATAACGTAAAAAGGGCATTAGAGAGCAATTCTTCTTATTTCCTATAATATATACGTCAAACTGTTTTAAAATTGCTCTTTAAACGGTCTTTTCTACGACAAACCCTTATTTTACGGGGGTTGTAGAGAAAAATGCATATTTGTGAAATATATTATTTACATTCTATGCTTTTTAGAGTATAATATATCTACAAGGACGGCACGAGAATAGCCAACCACCACTATATCATGATTAAAGAACCACAAGTTATTAAACCAAAGCCTGACCGCACTATTATTAATATAGACGCTCAGAAACAGCTTGCCAAATTATTAGCCACTGAAGATATTCAAGTGACTGTCGGTAATTTTAAGACAGCCTATTTTGATGTTAAAAATCGAGTTCTTGGATTGCCTGCGTGGAATACCGATACTAAAGAAGTTTCCGACCTGCTTGTTGGCCATGAAGTTGGTCATGCTCTATTTACTCCTGAGGATGGAATTACTAAATTTAAAGAGCGTTATCCAAAACTCCCTTTTGATATTGCCAACATTGTTGAAGATATTAGGATTGAGAAGATGATCCAATTTAAATATCCTGGCCTTATTAAATCCTTTAATGATGGCTATTCTTATTTTAAAGAAAACGACCTTTTTGAAATTAAAGATAAGGATGTGAATGCTTTAGGATTCATTGATCGTATTAACCTTAAAGGTAAATTAAGAGATCTTATTGATGTCCAATTCTCAGATGAGGAAACCGTATTATTTGATAAGGTTAACCGTTGTAAAACCTATGATGATGTATTGGACGTTATTCAAGAGCTTGCTGATTTTATTGAGAAAGAGGAAGAGAAAAACCCCAAAGAAAAGGCAAAACAGCCTTCTGATGACGGCGAGGATAACCAAATGTCTAACGATTCAGAATCAGGTGACGATGATTTAGAATCAGAAGATGATGATGGCGATTCCTCTTCAAAATCCTCAGAAGATAAAAACTCATCTCCAGATACTAATACATCACATGGTGGAAACTCTGGAGGACAGCTTCACAGTAAAGAAGAAGAAACCTCAGAAGCGTTTAAATCAGAAACTCAAGATTCATTGGATAAACACCTTGAGGATCTTGGTGAAATGGCATCCAATGAAACTATCCTAAATAAATTTCCTGAAAAAAATGTGGGAAATTTAGTACACTCCCTCGATGACGTTCGCACGGCGCGTAAAGCATGCATTCATTATGATACTATTATGAATGATCCAATGGTTCACGAAAAGTGGGCCTTGTTTAAGAATTCTACAAAGAAAAATGTAAATATCCTTTGTAAAGAATTTGAAAGGCGAAAAGCTGCGCATTCATATTCAAGATCTACACAAGCTAGAACCGGAGCCATCAATGTAAACAAATTGCATAGTTACCAATATGATGATCAGATTTTTAAATCGGTAACCAACCTTGCTGATTCTAAAAACCACGGAATGAATATTTTTATTGACAACTCAGGAAGCATGGGTAATTGCATCAGCGATGTTATTAAGCAGACTATTCAATTGGTTATGTTTTGTAAGACGGTTGATATTCCGTTCTCTGTTTATAGTTTCACCAGTAAATCCGGTAGAGCCTTTTTGGAAAATGGTAAGTATATTAGAAAATACGAAAATAAAAACGACTTCTTTAGAAATAATTTCCAATACGGAAATAACCTTGATATCTTTACTACCGAGGTTTGTGAGTTAATGAATTCCTCTTTAAAGAAATCTAAATATGAAACTGCTTTAAAAGAATTATATATTCAAAGCGGTGCAATATTTTCAGATGGAGATAAATATGATAAGCTATCCATTCAAATAAATCAACCGTATGGCACTAGAACATATCAGACTAACCTATATTTGGAACATAACTGTATGAATTCTGAATTAGAAGAGATGGGCGGCACTCCTCTTATTGAAACTTTAATCATGGCTCACGGCCTTATCAAAAATTTCAGGAAAACGCATAATGTTGAAAAAATGACAACTGTATTTTTAACAGATGGCGAAGGCCAAACTCCTCACTCTCATTCTACCGAGCCAAAAGTAGAGGATGAAGAAACTCAAATGTATTCAAATTCTAAAGACCCTTGGGGAAATTACCGATATATTAAAATAGGAAAAGATACTGTTGATATTAGTCGCCAAAACCCGAATGCATATTCTGACGTTGTAAAAAGTATTAAGAAGGACACCGGCTCTAAGATGATTGGATTCTTCTTAACTTCAAGTCCGGCAAATGGCAGAAATCATTCATTCGGCGCATTGGCTCATATTAAAAATCTACGTAAGTGGGAATATATTGACAAGTGTAAAAATGAAGCTAAGAAACTAAAAAGCAACTGTTATGCTATTGAAAATGGATATAACTATGATACCTATTTCGTTATTGATAACCTTAAATCCTTAAAAATAAATGATGAAGAAGAATTTCAAGTGCCAGACACCGTTGATACTGAAGATCTTAACAAAGCCGCGAATAGAAGTAAATTGGCAACCTCCTTTAAGAAGTTTAATACCACTAAACGACAGAGTCGAATTTTCCTTAATAAATTCATTGACACGGTGATTTAATAGGAAAAAATGTGAAAATAAATGCATTTTCTATCATTATTCTATTTACATTCACTAAGATTTAGTTTATAATATATCTACAAGGAAGGGAACGGATTCGCTAAGTACCTCCCATTACACCATCAAATTACATTATGAAAAAAGACACCACAAATACGCAGAAGCCTGAGTCCAACTATGACACTGTAATGTCAGAATTAGAACAAGCAGTCTCAACATATCCAATCGTTAAAACGAAGGATATTTACACACACGCTAGAGCCCACGGTTATAGTTACAATAGTGCCAAAGAAACCTTTATGCACTCCGGCCCAAAGCGAGGTGAATGGGACATGCGCAATGTCTGCCTAACTAAGCCTACGCAAAAGAAAGCTTCGGTGGCTCAACCTCAGCAAAGTAACTCTGCTGATGAGAATTTCAAATTTGCCACTTCGGTCCAATCGGTTTCCAATGACGATGTTTATATCCCAGAGGTAGATCCTAACTTTATTTCATGGGGCGACTTCTCAAAGATTAAGAAGATTATCGACTCAAAACAATTTTTCCCTCTGTACATTAGTGGAATGTCAGGAAACGGGAAAACAATGATGGTTGAACAAGCCTGCGCAAAGGCAAAGCGCGAATATGTTCGAGTACAGATATCACCAGAAACTGATGAAGACGATCTGATTGGTGGTTTTCGTCTCATCAATGGTGAGACTGTATTCCAAAAAGGACCGGTACTAAAAGCCATGGAAGCTGGATGTATACTATTGATCGACGAAATGGACCGAGGTTCAAATAAGATCATGTGTCTCCAAGGCGTCTTGGAAGGTAAGCCGGTGATGGTAAAGAAAACGGGTGGCGTAGTTCACCCCGCTCCTGGGTTCAACGTTATTGCAACGGCGAATACTAAGGGGCGGGGTGCCGATGATGGACGATACTCTGCCGCACAAATCATTGATGATGCTTTCGTAGAACGATTCGTAGCAAGTATCGATCAGCCCTTCCCCGCATATAATGTCGAACTAAAAATTATTAAGAAGCATATGACTTCATGCGATGTCAGAGGGCACGATGATTTTGCCGATAAACTCGTCAGCTGGGGCGCAGTTATCCGTAAGACTTACGAAAGCGAGGGCGTTGACGAATTGATCTCAACTCGCCGACTATGCCACATTGTTAAAGCTCTCTCAATCTTTAATAATCGCCTAGAAGCAATTAAGATGTGTATCACTCGATTCGAAGATGAGACTAAGGAAGCTTTCCTCGATCTCTATACCAAGATTGATACAAATCAAATTGACAGAGATATGAATTTCACGACTGACGAAAACTCAACTGACGAAAACTCTAGTGATACTAGCCAACACTAATAAACAACAAACGGCTATAACAACAAAAACAACAAAAACAACAAATATGAATAAACAACAAATTGCCAAATTCCGCACGCTCGTTAAACGCAACAGTCAATCAGACGCCGTTGCCGAATGTCTTAACCGAGGCGAAGAGTTCTCAGTTGAAGATGCAAAAATGGCTGGCATTGGCGATCCCCGCCGTGTCGTAAATCGCCTTCGCACAGAGCGAGGTGTTAAGATTTACTCTAACTCTCACCGCCTACGCGGCGGTACTACCGTTAAGCGATACACCCTAGTTAGTCCTAAGGCAAAACGTTAATAGACGGTAATAATAGTACCGTGCCAGGGTTGTGGTGGTCCTGGCACGGTTACTTTTTTTATTTACAAATCACTGCAATTAGAATATAATATCATTATGACAACGTTATCAAACGACACCTTAAACATCCTAAAGAACTTTTCAGATATCAATCCAAATTTGGTTGTTAAGCCTGGGAATTCTCTAAGCACAATTGCCGAAGCAAAGAATATTTTTGCCGTAGCTGAAATTACAGAAACATTTGATTCTCAATTTGGAATCTATGATCTTAACGAATTTATCAATGTAGTTAACTTGGTAGATGAGCCTGAGCTTTCCTTTAACGGCGAATCAGTAACTCTACAAAATGGAAAAGCTAAAGCATCTTATCGCTTCGCCGATGAAAGCATTCTTACTTCGCCTCAAAACGAAATCACAATGCCATCAACTGAAGTAAGTGTATCAATTAGTGGTAATACTTTAACTCAAATTAGGAGCGCAGCTCGTGTAATGAATCATGCTATCGTTTCGCTCAAAGGCGAAGACGGCGTAGTTACTTTAGCCGTGGTTGATCCAAAGAACCCATCAGCAAATACATTTTCAATTATTCTCGATGAAGATAACGAATGTAAATCATCTTTTGATCTGCAGTTCCTCATCGCGAATTTAAAAGTTCTTAGCGGAGACTATAATGTAAAAGTTAGTTCGAAGCTAATCAGTGAGTGGATAAATACATCGGTGCCTGTAAAATACTACATCGCCCTTGAAAAAACATCAACTTATAACTAAACTAGTAAAGTAAAAACAACAAAACAACAAAACATAATTATGGAAAACGAAGAAAATACCGCAACGGAAACACCTGAAACTGTCGAAATTAACCTTGGAGCAGTAGCAATGGTATGTCGAGTAATCGCAGCATGCACAGAGCGTGGTGCGATTAAAGCAGAAGAAATGTCAACCGTTGGTCAAGTATTTGATTATATGCGCGCATTCCTTCCTGCACCTGAAGCCGCTCCTGAAGCCGAAGAAGCAACTGGAGAAGTTTCTGCTGAAGAAACCGAAGAAGCTACCTCAGACATTCTTGAGCCGGCAAAAGCCTAAACTAAAAATTGACTTAAATTTATATTATGACTGAAACACTTTGGTGCGAAAAGTATCGCCCAACCACGATTGACGATTGTATCCTTCCTAACGAATTAAAGAAAACATTTAATTCTATTGTAAAATCAGGAGAGGTTCACAACATGTTATTGACCGGCACAGCTGGTCTTGGAAAAACAACTGTAGCAAAAGCATTATGCAATCAACTTAATCTTGACTATATGCTGATTAACGGTTCGGAAGAATCTGGTATTGACGTATTGAGAAATAAGATTAAACAGTTTGCTAGTAGTGTTAGTCTTGGCGGCGGTTTAAAGGTAATCATTCTAGATGAAGCAGATTACCTTAACGCTCAAAGTACACAGCCTGCTTTGCGCGGTTTCATTGAGGAGTTCTCTAATAACTGTAGGTTTATCTTAACTTGCAATTTTAAGAATCGAATCATTGAGCCGTTGCATAGCAGGTGTTCAGTCATTGAGTTTAATACAAACAAAAAGGATCTTGCCGCACTTGCTGGTAAGTTCCTATCGCGTTTAAAAACTATATTAGATAAGGAAGGCGTTAAGTATGAAGATAAAATACTAGCCGAACTTATTATTAGATATGCTCCAGATTGGAGAAGGATTATTGGTGAGTGCCAACGATATGGAGCGAGCGGTGAGATTCCCCCAACTGTTTTGCTTGGAGTATCTGATTCTAATATTTCTGAGGTTATTACTTTCTTAAAGTCAAAAGACTTTAAAGGAATGCGAGGATGGGTATGCAATAATACATCTCTTGATAGTACTGTTGTATTTAGAAAGATATACGATTCATTATATGATTATGCGGATCCTTCATCTATTCCTTCTGCGGTTTTAATCATTGCCGATTATAGTTACAAAGCAGCGTTCTGTGGTGATAAAGAAATCAACATGGTTGCCTGTTTAGTAGAGTTAATGGCAAACATTAAATGGAAGTAATGAGCAAAGTTAAAAAACTTTCCTTCTTTGATATTTTAAATAATATTAATGCAGGTTCTAAAGCTCCGGATATTCTTAAAGGTGTAACTGCTGATTCTAGTGAATCTTTACCAGACCCTGATAGTCCTGAGAAAGCTTATACTCCATTTATGATTAACCGAGGGTTATCTCAGTTTAATGATACTATTCTATTTGCTAATGAGATGAATATGAATTATCATCTCCCTGCTAGAATGCAATACGATTTTTATAAGAACGTATTACGTCCTCGTAAAAGATTTAGTAAATGGTTTAAAGCAATTCCTGACAGCGATGATATTAAAATTATCATGGATCATTATGGATATAGTTCTGAAAAAGCGCGAGATGTGTTGGATTTATTTAATAAAGAAGAGTTAAAAGCTCTACACCGTCATCATGATAAGGGCGGAAAAGCATAATAAATAACTATAATGAATACTGATAATGAAAAAATAATGAGCTGGTCTCCTGATCATATGCTTGAGATCTATTTGGCTGAGCCAGACGATTTTCTTAAAGTAAAAGAAACTCTTACTCGAATTGGAGTCTCTTCTCAAAAAGACCAAAACACTTTATTTCAAAGCTGTCATATTCTTCATAAGCAAGGGCGATACTTTATTCTACACTTTAAAGAATTGTTTCTACTTGATGGTAAACCGTCAACGTTTACTATTGAAGATTTTAAAAGAAGGAACACTATTACAACTCTCTTATCTGATTGGGGTTTGCTTGAATTAGCAAACTATACAAAGGCTAGTGAAAAGACTAACTTAAAAAAAATTAAAATTGTACCATTTAAAGAAAAGAAGAATTGGACTCTTAACTCAAAATATAATATTGGCAACGTAAAGAAGTAATATTATAAATAATAGCATGAGCACTGAAAAATATTTACTGCCTAATGAGAAGAAGCGTTTAGATGAATCTAAAACCGAATCTATTAAAGAATCAATTACAATTCCAAAGAAAAAAGAAGAGGTTCTGAAACTAATTAATGATGCTCCTAAAACAAAAGCAACCTCTAAAGATACCAATAATCTATGGAACAAAATAGCCACTTCTTTAGTAGGTCCACTTGAAGATTTAATGTATAAAAAACCATATGATAAAGCATATAGCGCTGGATATAATGGTGATAAAGAACCAAAGAATCCATTTAAAAAAGATACATTAGCGTACTGGTTCTTTACTAATTTATATACTCAAGGTAGCAATGATAATTAATCTTTAATAAATATAAATAATAGTATGAGTACTGAGAAATATTTACTTCCTAATCAAAGGCAGGCTTTAACAGAAGTATCAAAGAAAGCTCCGGCCGAGTACCTTGATTTTCAAACTGATTACAAAGGTTCGAAACTTGTAATTGCTATTAATAATGGAGAGAACTCAGTCAGTCCTGCAGAAAAGGCTTCTGATAATTGGCCAAGTGGAGCACCTGTTACGAAGACATTTAAGAAAGCTACAGCACCTATTCCTAAAGGAGAATTCTGGGTGCTAGTAACTGATAAGCATCATTATTGGATGGTAAAAGGTACTTGGTATGCTACACAAAATAGCAAGATTACCACACCACCATTTGATTATTAGAAATGAAAAGTTTTAAACAATATTTAGAGGGATTGCGTATTGCTTATACTCCAGCTCAACAAAAAGCGATGGATAAAAGGACAAATGCGATGAATTCAGATCTTAAGAAAAAGTTTAAAGCTGGAAAGATTTCAATTAGATGGGCTCAAAGCCGAGGCGGTCACGCTATCTTTGTTAAAGGTAGAATGGAAGGTCCTCTGTTTGATTCTGAAGATGACGCTGAAGAATATTTAAAAAAACTCGGTATTCGAGTATAAATAGATTTCGATACAATAAGTTTTTGTATCGTAGAGATGCCGAAAGGATCTCGAATTACTAAAATATAACTCGCTTTTATAAGGAGTTCAAAATAAAACAAAATGACATTAACAAATACATTAAATTCGTTACCGCGTTCTTTCGCGGTTGGGTTCGATTCAATCTTTGACAGATTAGAATCAAGAGAGAAAGCATCTTATCCTCCTCACAATATTGTGAAGCATGGTGAAGATGAGTTTGAAATCGCACTAGCAGTCGCAGGCTTCAGTGATAAAGATCTTTCCGTCAAACAAGACGGAGATCAACTTATCGTTGAAGCAGATTGTGTCGATCTAAATGGAGATAAAGAATATCTTCACAAAGGAATTGCTACTCGAAGTTTCATCAAGAAGTTTACATTAGCCGATCACATTCGTGTCGAGCAAGTAGCGCTTGTTGATGGTATACTTTCAGTTCTACTAAAGAAAGAAATTCCTGAAGAAATGAAACCAAAGGAGTTTACTATTCTTCCCAACTATAGCGTCTGAATATTAAACTTTATGTTTAAACATAATAAAAGGGTTCTTCAGAGATGGGGAACCCTTTTATTATTAACTTTAGTATTTACATCTATAGTAAAAGATGATATAATATATACATGAAGAACAGCATTAGTGGATTCTACACCAGCGTCGATAGACACATGAACATGATTAAGTATCGAGGATACGATCATGATGGCAAAAAAATATATGATTCATTTAAATATCGACCAACGCTTTATGTAAATAGCAAAGACCGTAATTCAGAATGGAAAGCGATTGATGGAACTCCTGTAGGCCCAATGCAGTTTGGCACTATGAGCGAATGTCGCCAGTTCTGTAAACATTACGAAGATGTTCCTTCGTTTAAAATATATGGAAATGAAAAACATGTTCCAGCATTTATTCAAAGCCAGTGGCCTGGTGAAATTGAGTATGATAAAAAGATGGTCGACATTCTTTACATCGATATTGAAACTGCTATTGGTACAGGCTTTCCAGAACCAATGCGAGCAGAACAAGAGATTCTTACAATCGCAGTAAAGAGTAGCCGGTGTGATACTTATATCATCTGGGGACTAAAGGATTATGACCTTTCTAAAAGTGAAGTGCCACATCTTAGAAAAGAGTATCGCCAGTTTGATACTGAAACCGAACTCTTAAATGATTTTCTAGATTGGTGGAGTGATCCTATTAATACTCCAGATGTTATCACTGGTTGGAATACAGAGTTCTTTGATATTCCTTACATCGTTAATAGAATGGCTCGTATGTTGGGCAACGATGCAACCAAGCGATTATCTCCTTGGAAAAAAATTACAGATAGAACCGTAAATGTATTTGGCCGTGAGCAAACCAGCTATAACATTATGGGTATTCAACAACTCGATTACCTTGACTTATTTAAAAAGTTTACTCTTAATACTTATGGCCAACAAGAATCATATAAGCTAGATAATATTGCCGAGGTTGTTCTTGAACAAAAGAAGCTAGCTTTTGAAGGAGATCTAAAAGAATTATATGAACAAGATTTTCAGAAGTTTGTTGATTATAATATCGTTGATGTTGAATTGATTGAACTGTTTGAAAAGAAACTTGGCTTAATTGATTTGGTATTCACACTAGCATATTTTGGCGGAGTTAATTATACAGATACGCTTGGTACTGTTTCTATATGGGATAGCATTATCTTTAGGAATCTTGCTAAAAAGAAAATAGCGATTCCTCCATCAAATCCAAGTGCCAAAGCAGAATATGCTGGAGGGTTTGTTAAGCCAGTCGTGCCAGGGATGTATGATTGGGTAATGAGCTTCGATCTAAACAGCTTGTATCCTAACCTTATTATACAATATAATATGAGTCCTGAGACCCTCGTAAGGCATTCTACAGTGCCTAATATTACACCTGATCGAGTACTCGAAGATCAAACAAACATATCCCCTGACAGTAATTTGGCGGTTGCCGCAAATGGCGCAACATTTAGTAGACATAAGCAAGGGTTTCTACCAGAGATTATTGAAGAGCTTTATAATAAGCGTAAGAAGATTAAAGCAGAAATGCTAGATAAAAAGAAAGAGAATGAAAAGCAAAAAAGTAAGATACTAGACTCAGAAATCGCCAGACTTGAAACTGAACAAATGGCGATCAAGATTCTAATGAACAGCCTGTATGGAGCTTTGGCTAACAGATGGTTCCGTTACTTTGATCTTCTTGTTGCTGAAGGAATTACTCTTACAGGTCAACTTGTTATTCGTTGGGCAGAACAACATGCAAACAAATGGTTATCTTCATTCCTTAAAGATGAGAAGCCAGTTGATAGAGTTATAGCAGCAGACACTGACTCCATTTACGTTAATGTTCAAGATGTAATTGATAAGCTTAATCCAAATAACCCAGTCGAGTTTCTTGATAAGTTTGCTGAAGAAGGAATGGTTCCTGCATTGGAAAAAGCTTTTAATAAGTTAGGCGGTATTACAAATTCATATAAGAATACGATGGTGATGGCGCGAGAAGCTATTGCTGATAAAGCTATATGGACCGCCAAGAAACGATATATTCTAAATGTTCTTAATAACGAAGGTGTTCAATATGCCGAGCCTAAGATTAAGATCATGGGAATTGAAGCTATTAAGAGTTCTACTCCAAAAGTATGTCGAGGCGCTATGAAGGAAATGTTTAAAGTAATGATGAGCGGGGATGAAGATAAAACTCAAAAAGCGATCGCTTTCTTTCATAACCACTTTAATTCTTTGCCGGCCCATGAAATCGCAAGTCCTCGTGGAATTAATAATGTTACAAAATATTATGATTCACAAACTCTATATTGTAAAGGAACACCAATGCATTGCCGCGCGGCCTTAGTATATAACGATCAGTTAAAGAAGTTTAACTTAACTAATAAGTATAGGGAAATCCAAGGCGGCAATAAAATTAAGTTTGTATTTCTTAAAAAGCATAACCCAACTGGAGAAAACGTAATTGGGTTTATTGATAAGTTGCCACACGAATTTGGTTTAGATAAGTTCATTGATTATGAAACTCAATTCCAAAAAGCTTTCCTTGATCCAATTAATCTTATCTTACATGCTATTAGTTGGTCGGCAGAACCTCAAGCTAGTTTGGAAGACTTCTTTGGGCAAGTATAGATAAAACAAAGGTATGACACTCACACAATAAAAAACAAATGAACCAACTAAACAGAAACCTGACAAACGTTATTAACGAATTACAACAAGACTATTTAAAGTTTGATGATACCGTAAGAACCATCGAAGTTCTTAATGCGATTAACAATTACTTTCACACGACAGAGGAAACTCCTTTGTCTAATAAAAGCAGAGACATTCTAAAAGAAATTAAAATATATGGAAAATAATAAAACAGTAGAAGACGTGGTAAAACTAATTCCAGAAACACTTGATGATTGGGTAACGCTTGTTCCTAAAAATGACTCTCTAACATGGCAAGCATCATCTACCGATTGGCCAAGCGATATTGATAACATGCATAATAAGTATGGCGTTCATTGCGCGCTTAAAAAGTTAGATAGTAAAGACCTAAGAGAATTTCTAAACTTTCGTTTAGACTTCCTAGAAGAAGAACTTACTGAAACAAAAAATGCAGTTGGTAAACTACATTGTGATGACGTTGATTGCGAAGAAGTGGTTGATGGTTTAATTGATCTTTGCGTTGTCGCTATTGGAACGTTAAATGCGTTTGGAGTTGACGAACATAAAGCGTGGGAAGCAGTTCATAACGCTAATATGAATAAGGAAGTCGGCGTTAAAGAAGGTCGAGACAATCCACTAGGTCTTCCAGATTTAGTAAAGCCTAAAGGGTGGGTCGCGCCAGATCATTCTGATAATCACGGGTTTCTTCCTAAATTAAACGAATAAAAGATTTACATTTTAGTAAATATAGTATATAATATTAATTATGGATTTACTTCTATTCATCATGCTTTTAATAGTAGCAGCACTTTGCTACTTAATACCCACTTTTGTGGCGGTCGTAAATAAACATAAATACGCTCTTCCTATTTTTATAGCTAACCTATTCTTTGGCGTTACGGTTGTGGGATGGGCCGCTCTATTAATCTTTGCTATACTTAAAGAGTTTAGAGCAGAAAATAAAGTATGAAATATTCATTAACTATATTTAAATCAATCTTTGATAATTCGACTCATCGTAAGATGTCCTTTGACGGTTGGGATGAGTTTAAAGAACTTCTTTTAAACCTTAGTAAAGAAGATGGTTATAAACCAAAGAAAGACGAAAGAAAAGATGGTTCACCTCTTATCAGCCCAGCAGTATATGATAAAGATGAAAAGCGAAGAAATGTAAATGTTTTATGTTGGGGTGGTTGGGCTGCAATTGACGTTGACGATTATGAGTGTAATTTCGAACAAGCGTTGGTTGTTTTTAAAGATATCAAATGTGTTGTTTATAATAGCGCAAGCTCGACAAAAGAAAAGCCAAAGTTCAGAGTTATTATACCATTCACAAAGACTATAGAAAAGGATGATATAAAGCATTTATGGTTTGCTCTGAATAAAGAGTTTAATTCATTAGGTGATCCACAAACGAAGGATCTATCAAGGATGTATTACGTCCCAGCACAATATCCAGGTGCTTATTCATTCATTCATTGTAACGATGACGCCGACTTTTTAGATGTTGATTTAATAATGAAAAAGCATCCGTTTATAGTACCTCAAGAAAATTCATTTAGAAGTAAACTAAGTGAAGAAATGAAAATTAAGCTGATGAAGTATAAATCTAATCAACTTAACAACACATCTATTACTTGGTCTTCATATAGAGATTGCCCATTTGTAAATAAACAATTAGTAAATGAATATCGTGTTATTTCAGAAACTGGTTGGTATTCTAAATTATATTCAATTATGGTTAGTATTGCCGGATCCGCAATACATAAAGGATACCCAATTACTGTTAATGAAATTGTAAAGCTTGCTAAAGATATTGATATGGATACTGGATGCTGGTATAAAAATAGGCCATTAGATATTGAAGCAGAACGCGCATTAACCTTTGCACTTCAAAATGCGTAATTAATAAATAATATTATGAAGATTGAAACCAAACTGAAACGCCAGTTTAATAAAATACAAAAGGATACTGGTGTAAAACTTCCAGCTGACTATGAGTATTATTGTGGTTTATATAAATGGCCAAAAGGTTTGCGTAAGATTCTTAGTAAACGATTCAATAGCAGTTGTATGCTACATGATATTCATCATGTTTCAGGTGTTATTGATTATAAAGAAGCCGATCGCATGTTCCTTAAAAACGCTAAAGAACAAGCAGGCCGCAACGATTTTTGGATATTAATGGCATATGTATTTTACGGCGCCGTTCGTATATTAACAAAAACAAAAGCAATACGAAACAAGAAATAAAACTCTAAACATTATAAATAAATTTATATGAAAAAGAAAAACAAAAGAGCTCGTGACGAAGAAGGCCAGTTTGTTGGAGATGATCCAAGCACTCCTGATATTAATGAAGCCTTTGCAGAAGATGCTCAACCACCTAAAGAAGCACCAGCTAAAGCACCAGCTAAAGCGTCAGGCCCTAAAAAACTAACTCCGGGCCAGATTAAGAAATTAAAAGGCGAATGGGGTAGCCAGTTTAAAAATAAATTTAAAGGACGTTATTAATATTCACGTAAATAATTAAACCATGATATGGCTTCTAGTATTTTTCTAGAAGCCATATTTGTTATTTACAAACTTGGTAAAATATGGTATAATATCTTTATACATAATTATACTAACATTACAATATGAACATTAAATCCGTAAGAGACACCTTAGCAAATCTCCATAAAAATAAAGAATATGTCATAGTTAATAAACAATTAACTGTTGAAATTATTGGAGCATCTTTCATAGCAAATACTGATTCTATATTTGGTTTGGCCAATGAAGATTATATTGATCGAGAATTAATGTGGTATAGAAGTATGTCTCGTAATGTAAATGATATTAAAGGTAAGGTTCCAAAGATCTGGGAAATTGTTTCATCGCCAAAAGGAGAGATAAATTCAAATTATGGATATCTAATAAATCACAAAGATAACTATTACCAATACAAGAATGTATTAGAAACTCTTAAGAAGGATCCTAACTCGCGCAGAGCAATAATGATTTATACAAATCCTAAAATGCATACTCAATTTAAAAGGAAAGGTATGACAGATTTTGTTTGTACAAATACTGTTCAATATGTTATTCGTAAAAACAAATTGTCTGCAATTGTCCAAATGAGATCAAACGATGCTTGGGCCGGTTATAGAAACGATTACGCTTGGCAGAAATATGTTCTTAACAAGTTAGCAAAAGACCTAAATTGCAAAGAAGGTAACATTCATTGGAATGCTGGTAGCTTACACGTATATGAAAATCAATTCTACCTACTAGACCATTATTTAAAAACAGGAGAACACGAGATTACTAAAAAACAATATAATAACAACCTCTAAAAACCCACCACCCAATATGTACAGTATTAAAAAACTAGGATATGACGATTGGAATGACGCGCTTGATGCTTTCTTAGAATATAAAACCAGAGATGTGGAAAAAAACAATTTATCATTTGATGAATGGTATTCTTTTAAAACAAGAATCAAAAAAATTAATGAAAAAATTAAAAATGGGGAAGCATCTTCTAATGTTAATAAACATATAAAAAAAGATATCAAAAAACATAGCGATGACTCTGAAAATTTAACATTAGCAGAAAATGAAATTTTGGAAATGCTGAATAACTTAAATTTAGATGTAAGCATTTCGCCTAGATATAAAGAAGAATCATACTCTGAAAGAATATGCAGAGAAGCGGAAGAGCTAGCTCGCCGCGCCCATATTGGTCAAACTCGCCATAATGGAAACCCTTACATTCATCATATTGAAGATGTTGTTAACATAATTAAATCTAATAGTAATAGCAACACCGCTGAAGCAATTATTGTTGCATGGTTACACGACGTTATTTCAACCACTTCTTACACAAGTGAATTTTTATTAGAGCAATCTTGGGTAACTAAAAGAATGCTTAATGCTATTGAAGAAATTGAAATTGGTTATTTTGAAACATATCAACAGTATGTTAACAGATTAAAAGAAAATAATTTAGCTTGGGTCGTTAAGTTAGCAAAGCTTATGTCTCTTATGGATAATAATCCGACACAAGATGAGCAATTTGAGATTGAAACATTTTGCGATTATCTTGAAGATGAGCCGTAAAATAACTAAATAAAAAGATTTACATTCCCTATAAAATGTGATATAATTAATCATATGAATAAGGAAGCTAAAGAAAGTATTAAGGTATTACGAGAGTGTGCCGAATTACAAACTGCTAAATCAAGAGATTATCAAAATCCTAACAGCCGAATTAAACAAGCTGATTATTATCCACGAGGCATCGCATCTATCTTAGATATTATTTACGCCAAAACTCTTAGAATGTATTCGGTTCTAGAAGCTATGGAATCTGATACTGGATATGAGCCAAACTTTGAATCTCTTGAAGATTCTGGTAAAGATCTTATTAACTATGCATCATTCCTAGTAGCTTATATGAGACATGGTATAGATGGCCAAGATGTTAATAAAGATTTTTTAAATCGAAACGAAAACAAATAGATATATTATGAGAATTGGTATCGGTAAGATCGGTAAGTCTGTATTATTCAATAGTAAAAATTGGGGCGCCGTTGGCGGTGACAATGAAGCTCCTATTTTATATGAACACCTAATAACACAAAACCCTGAGCATACTTTTGTTATGCTTGGTGCTAGTGACTTTGACAGGTTATCTATTGCCGAGCAAGAACGAATTAATGTTCATGGTAATTTCATATATGCTTTCTCTGGGTTTTCCGAATGGCGAAAAAATCAATGGGATAGATCTAAAGCTCAGCATCCTTCAAATGATAGGCAAGAGTTTATGGAAAATATTATTATTCCAAATCCAAAATTTGAAATTGATGCTGGTGTTTTTATGTGCGGTCAAGTTTCAACTACTAATGTTGGGGGTTGGGCTCGTAAACAAACTGATCATACTCAATTAGCAAAGCCACTTGATGTTCAACGAAAGTACGCAGGACCAACAATTCATTATCTTAATAAGTATAAAGAAGTACCATGGCTTATGTTATTAAACGATCCTCGCCTTTATCCTGGGAAGATGAGAGATTTAATGAATCCTCCTAGGAAGATATACTCTCAATATAATAGAAAATGTTTGCATCTTAATAGTCTTGAATATGATAGCTCTGTTAGGGAACAGACTGAAATAGATCAACTATATAAAGGTATTGAAACCACATTTCTAATTGGTAAAGAGAAAGGTAAATCAATTCAAGAAGCACCAACCACATTAGATAGTTTCTTTGGCGAAGCTGAAGAAAAGACAACTGAAAAAGATATTAACTTTATGATTGTTTGTAATGAAGGCAAACCATCGCGCTATCCTGATTTGAAAAAATATATTCTTGAGCATGTTCAAGATGTAAATATTTACGGCCAATGGAATCCTAAAACGGTTGGTGATGATCATAGGTTTAAAGGACCTAAAAAGTTCAACGACCTAATGCAGATGTTGCCAAGAGTTAAATACACATTTTGTATCCCAATTAAAAAAGGATGGGTTACCGCAAAGTTTTGGGAAATGGCTCATTATGGAATTATACCATTCTTACACCCTACATACGATGATCAGAAACATTTAGACGTTCCTGACTTTATTAGAGTAAAAGATTCAAAAGATCTTTTTAATAAAATTAAATTCCTTGAGGAAAACCCTAAGGCTTATGCTGAACTTCGCGATCGGTTAGATGAAATGCTCAAAGAAGAGTATTACGACGGATCTTATATGAACAACTTATTAATAAACGGACTATATGAAATTAAAATCGATTGTATTTGATTTAGATGACACTATTTGTTATCCTAATCATGACCAAAGCGACAGCTATAAAAAGTATGGTTTGGCTAAACCAAATCAATCTATTATTGACAAGATGCAAGCTATGAAAAAAGATGGCTGGCATATTATTATTTCTTCTGCTCGACGAATGGCAACTCATAACGGTAACGTTAGCGCGATCGTTGCAGACATTGGAAAAATAACTATTGATTGGTTAGACCAACATGAAGTACCTTACGATGAATTACATTTTGGAAAACCTTATGCCAATACATACTATGTAGATGATAAAGCTATGACGCTAGATCATTTTGAAAAATGGAACTATAATGAATAAAATTAATTTAATAATACCTGCAGCTGGAGAAGCCACTAGGCTAAAACCACTGTCTAATAATACTTCTAAAATTATGGTTAGGGTTAATGGTAAACCCTGCCTTGATTATATTATTGAACAAGCTAATAAACTCGGAGATGTTCAAGAGATTGTTATTGTTGATGGAAAGTTTGATGATGTTCGTGAATATTGTTCTCTTAAACATCCAGAGGTTACTTTTATTAAACAAGAAAACTTAAATGGCCCTCGTCCAGCTATTGCTTTAGGTTTTACTAAAATTGAAAACGATCTCCCAACTGTCGTATGGTTAGGCGATGCAATTATTCTTGAAGATAATTTACCACTTGGCGAAGATTTTCTTTTATGTAAACAGGTTGACAACCATTCATCATGGTGTATGTGGGATGGCTCTGATTATTATAATAAGCCAGATCAAACCGTTAATGATAGCGTAGCTCTTGTTGGTTTGTATTCTTTTTCAGATGGCGAACAAGCAAAGTATTCGTTTCAATCTGTTAACTCATATGATATTTCAGACGCTTTAGAAAACTATACAGATAAACATATAAAACGTTTTCAAAGAGTTCTTACTGATGAATGGTATGATATTGGAACTCTTAGTGTATATCATGAAACTTGTGGAAAACTATTGAGGCTAAAAAGCCGAGCTTTTAATAACATATCATTTAACGACGAACTTGGAACCGTTACTAAATCTCCAGACTATCATGACAAGCATTCTGTTGATACACTTAACTCAGAGCGGTTATGGTATAAAAATATAACAGCCGAACAGTCATTGCTGGTTCCTAGAGTAATTCCGCATGAGAATGATTTAATAATGTCTTATGAGTCAGGCTCATTATTATCAGACTTAATGTTATATGAAAACTTATCAGAATCTAATTGGAGTTTTATTATTGATAAACTGTTTCGTATTAAATTAAAATACTTTTCAGAACCACTTAACAGAGTTTTAGAAGATGATTTTAGTATGCTCTCTAAAAGGATCTGGATAGATAAAACAGAAGAACGTTTAGATCAAACCACCTTTGACAAAAAAGAACGCGAAACTTTAAATGATATTGCAATAAAAATACATCGCAATACAATTCCTGTTCAAACTCACCATGGTGATTTACATTTTGGAAATGTTCTTTACAACCATTATACAAACCAATTTAAATTAATTGATCCAAGAGGTAATTACGGAGGAGTAATCTCAACGCTTGGTGATAACTATTATGATTGGTGTAAATTGGCTCATGATCTTTATCATGGCTATTCGGCAATTGTTGCAAATGTTAAACAAAACAAAATTGTAAAGAAAGTTTTTATTGAGAAGTTAAAAGAATATAAACTTCCCATAAATGATATAGTAGACGGCGGCTTGTTGTTATTAGCAACATGCATACCATTACACTATGATGACTCTGATAGACAAAAAAGAATATCAAAATACGTAAGTAAAACATTAAAACAAAATAAATGAAAAAAGAAGACATAACATATGGTTCAATCGTACCTCTTATTGGTGGCGAAAGTTTAGCGATACAAAACGTATTAAATGATAAACACCCTGAGTGGGTAATATCTTATAGAGCGTTTGAAGAAAACGATTCTCATTATATGAATCATATTAGAAACCAAGGGTATGAAGGAGATTATGTATTTCTTGATGAAGACACTAGTTATGCGCCTAAGCAGGTTGACGTAGTTAATACGGTTTGTCCTTGTGCAGGCCTTTCATCTTTATCAACAACATCTTCTGCAGAATCTGCAACAAACGATTGGTTATATCATACATCTGAATACATTCTTGAGAAAGTTAAACCAAAAGTATTCTGGGGTGAGAACGCGCCACGTCTTGCTATGTCAACTGGAG